AAATTAAAGACTCCGCTAAACACGAAGTCGTCCACTGCTTGTTGGGAAGATACACGATAATGGCCGAACAGAGATATACCAGAGAGGAAGAATTAACAAACGAACTTGAACACCTTATTAGAAAATTAGTTAATATAATCAAATGAAACCAAGTGAAACTTCTGACCAACCATCCCCAGCTTATTTAGAGGCCAAAGAAGAAGATAATGCTGAGGATATTTTTAAATTATTAGGCATAGAGGAGAAATATTATAGCAAATGACAGAGTTAAACGCACAACAAATGGAGTTTTTGAGATACTGGACAGAGCCAACAAGCCCAACTTTTGGTAATGCCTTACAAAGTGCCTTAAAAGCTAAATATAGCCAAGAATATTCAGAAAATATTACAAGCCAACTGCCAAATTGGCTAGCGGAAAATCTAGGAAAGAAAAAAAGACTGTTATCTAAGGCAGAAAAGAACCTTGAAAGCATTTTGGATAAAGGAGTTGATGATAAAGAAAGCCTTAAAATAGTTGCCGATACAAGCAAGTTTATTGCCGAGACAGTTGGAAAAGACGAGGGCTATTCTAAAAGGACTGAAATGACCGGAGCAGATGGGAAAGACTTACAGGTTAACATTGTGAACTATGCCGACAAAACAAATAACGATACCATATAAATTCCAGCCGAGAGATTATCAGATACCAATATTTAGAGCTATTGATAACGGTTATAAAAGAATAATCCAAATATGGAACAGAAGAGCTGGAAAAGAAAAGACCGATGTAAACATTGCTGCAAAGAAGTTGTTTGAAAAAGTAGGGGCTTATTATTATATCTTTCCCACATACAATCAAGGCAAAAAGATTTTGTGGAATGGGGCAGACAAGGAGGGGGTAAGGTTTCTTGACCATTTTCCAGAAGAGACAAGAAAGAGAACAGTGGGAAATGAAATGTTTATTGAATTTAAAAATGGTAGCACATTTCAAGTTATCGGATCTGATAATATTGACAGTATAGTCGGAACAAATCCTTTAGGAGTAGTATTTAGTGAGTATTCATTACAAGACCCTCGGGCGTGGGATTATATCAGACCTATTTTAGCAGAAAATGGCGGTTGGGCATTATTTAATTTTACTCCCAGAGGAGAGAACCACGCAAAAGACTTGCTAGATTATGCCCTAACAGACCCTGTTAATTGGTTTGTATCCGTATTAAGCGTTGATGATACCAAAACAATGAGCAAAGAAACTCTTGAACAGGAGAGGAGGGAAATTATAGCAAAAAACGGAGATGATGCTATTTTTCAACAAGAGTATTATAATAGTTTTTCGGCGGCGATGCAGGGAAGTTATTACGGGAAGATAATAGAACAAATGGAAAAGGACGGCAAGATTACTAGCGTTCCTTATGAGCTTAATTTGAGGGTAGATACTTGGTGGGATTTAGGAGTTAACGACTCAATGTCTGTTGGATTTTTTCAGAAGCACGGGAAAGAGTGGAGAATGATTGATTATTTAGAAGGCAGCGGAGAGGGCTTAGCGTTTTATATCGCAGAGCTTGACAAAAGAAAATATTTATATGGTAAACACTATGCTCCGCACGATATAATGGTAAAAGAGATGGGTAGTGGTGTTTCAAGATATGAAACAGCTAAATCCTTGGGAATAAATTTTGAAGTAATTTTNAAAGAGGATGGAGGTGTTAAGTCGGCGGTGCCGATGTTGTCAATTCAAGACGGTATACAGGCTTTAAGAATAAAGCTTTCTAATCTTTATATAGATTCTGTTAAATGCGAGAGAGTTAAAAAAGCCCTTAAAAATTACCACAAAGATTACGATGAAGTAAACAAGGTTTATCGCAACAACCCAAAGCACGACTGGTCGAGCCATTGTGCTGATATGATGAGATATTTTGCAGTGTCGCCAGATGAGCAAGAAAAAACAATTTTAAACTTCAATAACAATGTCCGCGGGACATTTAAATAATCTATATGAATATTCAAAATAAAATTAAATTAATAGAGGACTCAGCCAAAAAGCCGGTTAAGATTTTAAAAAACTTAGAGCATAATCACGAGCATAAAATTGAAAAAATTTATTATTATAAGAATGACACCTTTGTAGAATGTTCTAATCCGGACGCCTATTTTTGGAACATTGTTAAACCATACATAATGCACTTCGCCAAAAACATTGATGGTGATGTTAAAGATTTTAGAGGAATAGCAAGAGGGGAGGCTAATTATTATCAGTCGTGGATTTTGGATTTAAAGCTTAAGAAATGGGCCGATGATTATAATTTGGGAGTTAAGGTTGATGATTTAACTCAACTTGTCTCCGAGTTCGGATCTTATATCTGGAAATTAGTAAAGACAGAAAAGGGCTATGATATACAGAACGGCGACCTGAGAAATATTAAATTCAATCCAAAGGTGGAGTCAATTAGAGAAACGGATATTGTTGAGGTCCACTACTTAACTGAAAATAAAATCAAAGAGAAAAAAGATGTTTGGGATAATGTTGATAAAATTATTGAAAAGAATAAAATAACATTAAACAATGGTGAAGAGATTATTTTTAAAGAGTTTACCGGATATGATGAAGATGGGAAATATGTTAATATTATAGGAACAGGAGAGGGAGAAGATTGGATTGAAGTCGTTAATAATGAAATAGATAAAAGCGATAATCCTTACTTTGACTTCCATCTTGATAAATATAGCGGTGTTTGGTTAAGGAAAGGGGCGTATGAAACAAACTTCATATTAATGGAGAGAGCAAACACTTTGATAAATGAGAATGCAGAAGCAACAGCCATCGCCTCCTTGCTCCTTATGCGGTCAAACACGCCCGATATATCCGGCAATGTATTAAGAGGCACCATTAGCGGTCAGATAATTCAGAGTCAAGATTTACAACAGATAGCCATAGACAACAGAGCCGCCGGTTTACTTTTGGGAGAATTAGACAGAATTGAAAATCAGGTCAGAAAGAATTTATTATTGCCAGATGTGGCAACCGGAGAGGCTATGCCATCAGGCACGACTTTTAGGGGACAAGCCCTGATGAGTAACGCGTATAAATCAGCGTTTAAACAGATTAGAAACAGAATATTAACTCCGATTAAAGATATTATCCAAGATAAAATTATCCCCGACCTGATTAAAGAGTGGAATAAAGAAGAACTGCTTGAATTGTCCGGCGATGAAAATGATATTGAGCTTTATGATGAGGCCTTGAAAACAAAAAGAAAGATTGAATATGTTTTAAATAAGAATGAGAGAGGAGAAGAGGTAGTGCCAGGGGAATTAGAGGCTTTGGATACCGACACCGAGCAACAGGTTGGAAAAATAGGCAGAAAAATTGCCTTGCCCAAAAAGTTCTTTAACTTTGATTATGGGATAACAATTGACCCTGTTGGGGAAACTTATGACCGGGCCCAGCAAAACGATGCAATCATCCAAGCTATTACCTTTACATCCCAAAATCCAGCAGTTGCCGATATTCCGGCTTTCAAGCAGTTATTAGAAAACAATGGGATAAAAGCAATGAAATTAAGACCGGAAACAAAGCAAGAGATAAATCAAATGAATCAAGGTCAACCACTGCCAGAGGTGCCGACACAGTCGTTAGCAGGGGCGGTTGATACCAATGTATGAGTAAGTTAATAAAAGCAACAGCCCAAACAGCAGGGTGGGAAGAAATAGAGCAATTATTTAAGAGGGAAATCTTAGATAAAACCGACTTTAAAAATGTAAATAAAAAACTATCACCTGATGACTTTAAAGCAGAGGCAATGGCAAGAGTTGAAGCGTCTAAAATTGTTGATAAAGTTTTAAAAAAAATAAACAAAATAAAAAATGACGAAGAGGCGGTAAAAAAAGTTGTCTACCGCTAAAAAAAGAGGTTAGGATAGAGGGAAAAAAGCCGTTCAACTCGGCACTATCCGCTATGAGTGCCAGACTCTTAATCTGGTAATAAATCGAGTGCCAAACACTCTTAAAAAATATGGAAGAAGAAATTGAGGAGCAAAACTCTGAAGTTGCCGGTGATGATAACACCGATGAAAATCAAGTAGGAACCGACCTTACGGTTGATGACTACAAAAAGCTGGAAGCTAAAAACAAAGAGCTTTATCAACGGGCTAAAAAGGCCGAGGGTGAGGCGAAAGAGCTAAAGGCAAAATCTTTAACAAAAACTAATCAAGAACAATCTGGAACTGTTACAAAAAATGAAATTCAAAAAATGCTTTTACAGGAAAAAGGAATTTCTGATGTTGTCCTAGAAGAAGCTGAAACGATTGCAAGGGCAAAGGGGGTTTCTATAAACGAGGCTCTTAAAACTCCGGCAATGGTGGCGCTAGTTGAAAAAGTAAACGCCGAAGCAAAAAGAGCAAAATCCGCACTTGGTGCGTCTGGTGGCTCTGGCTCCGGTGGCGACAAATTCAAACAAGGGATGACAGAAGAGGAACACCGTAAAGCGTGGCAGGAATTTCAAAGATAACATTTAAAATTGTTCTTTCAATAATATGGCTTTAGGCACAGACCATTTTTCGACCACCACAGCGGACGTTCTTATTCCAGAGATATGGGGCTCAAGATTAAACGATTTTTATCGTGCTAACTTGAAAACCGCCTCTTTCTTTGAGGACTGGTCAGCTGATGTTGCTGGCGGAGGTGATGTTATTCACGTCCCAAACATTACAGAGATGACAGCTAACAACAAAGCAGTCGGCTCACAAGTAGTTTTGTCAGCCCCAACTGAAACAAAGGTTGATTTGACAATTAATACCCACAAGCACGTAGCCTTTGTAATTGAAGATGCCGTTGCATCCAAAATCAAAGCTAGTTATCGCGCGCAATCTAAATATGCGGAAAATGCAGGTTACACTGTTGCCGCAACTTTAGAGGATGCTATTATCGCCTTATTTGCCGGTTTCTCACAAACAGTGGGAGCCTCAACTGCGGCTTTAGCTGATAGTAATATCAGAGCGGCGATTGCTTATCTAAGCACCGCTAATGTCCCCGAAACAGACAGAGCTTTCTTTCTACATCCTAATGTTGTTTGGAACCAAGTAATGGGAATTGATAAGTTTACCGTAATCCAAAATACCGCAGGTGCTGACCCTGTTCTAAAAGGACAAGTTGGCACTTTGTATGGTATTCCGGTTATTGAAACACCAAGACTTCCCGTTGCTTCAGGCTCAAGAACAGGCGCATTAGCCCATAAATCGGCGATTGCTTATGCAACTGCTAATGTGGCAGGGGGAGAAAACCC